CGTGAAAGTGTGATTCACGGAAAGAGCAGGATCGACCGGTGTCCACTTTTTAGCCAGGCGAGACCACACGCGAACCGGCAGGTACTTGTCGTCGTCGCCCACCTTGTGCACCTCGACCGAATAGTGCGCGCGAGTCTTGGCCGAGTCGGTAGCCTTGGCCTTGAGCACCGCGTGCAGAGCCTTACCGACCTCGGACTCCCTATCAAACCGCTCGACCCCGTCGCGCTTGATCACCGGAACACCCGCTGCGAGACAGAGTGCAGCGAAGTCAGATTGGAACGACTCGGTATCAACCGACGTCGAAATTTGAACGTCGATAGCCTTGACCGCAACCGCCTCAGCCTTAGCGAGGATGTCAGCAGCCATTGACGGGTTAACCGACTTAGCGACAGCGGTAGCAACTTTGTTTGACTTAGCCATGATATGTAGAACTCCACTAAATGATGTATTCCTGACATTGTCAGGAGCCAGCGAGAACACCCCGCCGACGATTCTATTATACCACTTCTGTGGTACTTTGTCCAGTCGAGGGCAGGCAGACGCAGCGGATTTTGGGCGCGTAAACTCAAGTCCATTACGTCGTCTAGGGTTTAGCAAAATCGAACTCAAGCCCACACAATGTGCCGAATTCAGCCATTCGCAACCCCACTACCCCGCCACCCTCCGCGCTGTGTATTGACCACCCTCGGGGGCGTAATACACTCGAACTCTCACAAATCACCTACACATTTCCAAAACTCGGCTAGGCAGACCCCCACCCCCTGTATATAGAAACACCCCCCGTCACTCGTTTGGTACCATGCTGTTTTTTTATATATTTATTTTGTACTATCCACACCCATGACTGATACGGTGCTTGTTCCAGAGATCGACGAGAACATCCCGCTGCCCGCTAACGCGGCTGAAGCCTTGCCTGAATTGTCTGCCGAGGCAGAGATCCAGATGCGGGCCCGCACCATAAAGTTGATCTCAGATTTAACAGGTATACCCCTTGTCCCAACTGAGCGGGACAAGGACGAAGCCGAGAAGTTGGCTCGTCAGATGATCGAAGATCCCAAGAAGCGGATTGAGTTTAGTAAGTATCCGAACGAAACAATGGCATGGCTGGCCGGTATGGTGCAGCAAAGCAACTGTTCGCTCGTAGATGACCTTTCTGAATACAAAAATTACGTGATTAACAGGCTCGTTTCTGAGATTGAAACGACAGCCGATGCCAAAATTCGCGTGCAAGCCCTAACAAAGCTTGGCGAAGTAGACGGTGTGGATGCATTTAAGAAGCGTACAGAGACCACACACATTATTAAGCCCATCGAAGAGGTCGAAAAAGAGCTTTTGTCGGTACTAGAGGGCATTGAATACAAGGTTTTGGAAGATAAAACCGAAATACCCGTGCAGAATCAATGCAATTAACTGCTGAAAATCTGCAAAAGCTGAAGCTGGCGCTGCCAAACATGCCGGATAAAGACAAACGGCGTGTGGCGGAGCTACTAAAACAGTATCAGAACCAAATAACCCAACGTCTCGGCAAGGATTCGTTCTTAGATTTTATTAATCACGTCTATCCGGGCTACAAAGTAGGCCCTCACCACCGCAAATTAGCCAGAATCTTCGAGGAAATTGCGGCAGGCAAGAAAAAGCGTGTAATCGTGAACATCGCTCCCCGTCATGGGAAGAGCGAGATGATCAGCTACCTAGCGCCAGCGTGGTTTTTGGGGAAATACCCGCATAAAAAGGTCATTATGGCGTCTCACACCGCCGACCTCGCCGTTAATTTCGGCAGACGTGTGCGTAACTTAGTGGGGGCGGAGAATTACCGTGACATCTTTCCTAATGTCGAACTTCAAGCAGACTCTAAAAGTGCTAGCCGTTGGGGTACTAACTTTAATGGCGAGTATTTTGCTATCGGTGTTGGCGGTGCTCTGGCTGGTCGTGGTGCTGATCTCTTTATTATTGACGATCCTCATTCCGAGCAAGAGGCTAAACAAGGCCGTGCAGACGTATTTGAACCGGCGTGGGAATGGTTCCAGTCGGGCCCTGTACAACGACTGATGCCGGGTGGCGCGATCATCGTGGTGATGACGCGATGGAGTAAGCAGGATCTGACCGGGAAGATTGTTGACCACATGACCCGCGAGGAGGAGGCAGATCAGTGGGAAGTGGTGGAATTTCCCGCGATTCTTAACGAGAAACCCCTCTGGCCTGAGTTCTGGGGTATTGATGAGTTGCTGGCTAAAAAGGCCAGTATGGATGTGCGGTATTGGCAAGCCCAGTACATGCAACAGCCCACGTCCGAAGAAGGTGCGCTTATCAAGCGCGAGTGGTGGCAGACATGGTCGGCTGAAAGTCCTCCGCCATGTGAACACATCATTATGTCGCTCGACACCGCGCAAGAGAAATCCAATCGGTCGGACTACAACGCCCTCCTCACATGGGGTGTCTTCTTTAATGAAGAGGTCAAGAACTACAACATTATTCTGCTCAACAGTATCCGCGAGCGACTTGAGTTTCCGGAGCTAAAAGAGCTTGTTCTTGAGCAGTACAAAGAGTGGAACCCAGACACATTTATTGTTGAGAAGAAGTCCAACGGCGCGGCTCTTTATCAGGAGATGCGGCGTATGGGCGTGCCGGTGTCGGAGTTCACGCCGGGTAAAGGGCAGGACAAGATATCGCGTGTAAATGCAGTATCCGATCTGTTCTCTTCCGGTATAGTCTGGGTGCCTGATCGACGTTGGGCTTGGGAAGTCGTGGAGGAATGCAATGATTTCCCATCCGGCACCCACGATGACTTGGTGGACGCCACCACCCTAGCCCTCCTCCGATTCAGGCAAGGCGGGTTCATTAGGCTCCCATCCGACGAGCCGGAACCAACTAAGTGGTTTAAGAGCCACAAGCGCGAAGGCTATTACTAGGAGAATTTAGATGGCCGTCGATAAAAGTTTGATGCAGGCCCCTCTGGGATTGGAAGCTCTCGCGGCTGAAGAGCCTGCGATTGAGATCATGGTTGAAGACCCGGAGAGCATGTCTATCGGTATTGATGGCATGGTCATTGAGATGGTCAAAGACGAGCCTCGTGCAGAGGATCATGACGCCAACCTCGCGGAATATATGGGCGAGAACGAGTTGCAGAGCTTGGCTTCTGAACTCATCGGAGACTATGAGCAGGATCTTGCTTCACGCAAGGACTGGTTGGATACCTACGTCAAAGGTTTGAAAATCCTTGGTATCCGATACGAAGAGCGTACTGAACCGTGGCCGGGTGCGTGTGGTGTGTTCCATCCGCTGCTGATGGAGAGCGCAGTCAAGTTCCAGTCCGAGACAATTATTGAGACGTTCCCGGCGATGGGGCCGGTCAAGACCAAGATCATTGGCAAAGAGACACCGGAGAAAAAAGACTCCGCAACTCGTGTCGCTGATGACATGAATTATCAACTGACTGAGAAGATGAAGGAGTACCGCCCGGAGCATGAGCGCCTGCTACTTTCGCTCGCCTTGGCAGGTAACGCCTTTAAGAAGGTGTATTTCGACCCGTCACTCGGTCGTCAGACTGCGGTTTACACTCCAGCCGAAGACATCATCGTGCCCTATGGCGCGGCAAATTTGGACACGGCTGACCGTGTTACGCACCGTATGCGTAAGACCAAGAACGAGGTTAAGAAACTTCAATACGCAGGGTTCTATCGGGATGTAGATCTTGGTGAGCCGATGCGTGTGATGGACGAGGTGGAGAAGCAGAAGGCTGAAGATCAAGGCTTCAGTGCGTCAATGGACGACCGTTTCCAACTCCTCGAAATGCACGCCAATATAGAGCTTCCGGGGTATCCAGATGTCGACAAAGATAACAACGAAACGGGAATTGCTTTACCGTACGTCGTCACGATTGAGAAAGGAACAGGGACAATCCTTGCCATACGCAGGAATTGGCGCGAAGACGATAAGCTTAAAGAAAAGCGACAGCACTTCGTCCACTACGGATACATACCCGGATTTGGATTTTACTACTTCGGCCTTATTCACCTTATCGGGGGACATAGTAAGGCTGCAACGTCCCTCCTTCGTCAACTTATCGACGCAGGAACTCTTAGCAATCTTCCGGGTGGTCTCAAATCACGCGGTCTGCGTATCAAGGGAGACGACACACCCATCGCTCCCGGCGAGTTCCGAGACGTAGATATTCCGTCAGGCGCGATCCGCGACAACATTCTCCCCCTTCCCTATAAAGAGCCAAGTCAAACTCTGGCTACTTTGATGGATCGGGTGGTCGAAGAAGGTCGCAGATTTGCTGCGGTGTCGGATCTCAAAGTTTCCGATATGTCTTCGCAGGCTCCGGTCGGTACGACACTTGCCGTGCTTGAGCGTGTGCTAAAGGTGATGACGGCGGTGCAGGCTCGCGTGTACTACGCGATGAAGCAGGAGTTCAAACTCCTTGCCACCATTATTCGTGATAACACCCCGGATGAATATTCGTACGAGCCGGAAGTTGGTGATCGCAAAGCGAAGAAGGCTGACTACGACGATGTTGATGTCATCCCGGTCAGCGATCCAAATGCGTCGACGATGTCGCAGAAGGTGGTGCAGTACCAAGCCGTATTGCAGTTAAGTCAGACCGCGCCGCAACTCTACGATCTTCCGTATCTTCATCGTCAGATGATTGAAGTGCGCGGCCTTACGGACGCAGATAAGTTGGTGCCGTTGGCCGCTGACGCCAAGCCGCGTGATCCCATCACTGAGAACATGGACGTGATGACGGGCAAGCCCGTGAAGGCGTTTATGTATCAAGATCACGAGGCGCACATCGCTGTGCACATGGCGCTTGGTCAAGATCCGAAGATTGCCCAGCAGATTGGTCAGAACCCGATGGCACAGCAGATCACGGCTTCGCTTCAGGCACACATCATGGAGCA